ACCTTTTCCACCCCCGCGACAGCGGCGGTTCCGTCGGCCTTGATGATGAGCTTGAGGGACAGGTCGGTCATGGCGGTTCCCGTAGGTTGGGCACGGCGTTTCGTGCCCAACGTTCGTGCGTCGATCGGATCATGTCGTTGGGCATGATGGAGCCATGCCCAACCTACTTCTGGTTCAACAGTGGCAGGGCGGCGCGTTCCATGATCTGGACGGCCCCGAACAGTTCGGCCCGCTCCGGCAGGCGGCGGATGCGCATCACGGATTCCACCGCCGGGTAATCCAGCCCCAGGAATCCGCCCATCGCACCCACCCGCCACTGGGTGGCCAGGCTGCAGAACAGCTCGACGGCCGTCCAGTTATCGGGCCATACGGCGAACACCTCCGGATCCTGGTCCGGAAGTGGCGGCAGGCCGAAAACCGCCAGGTCCGCGTTCACTTCCGTGTTGTCGTCACCGCCCCCCCTGGCCCACCAGGCGGCGGCCTCCTCTAGTTTTTTCGCTTGCCACCCTGCAGCGATTCGAAAAACGCCCCGATCACCGCCGGGCGTACCGGATAGGTGTTCAGCAGCGCGGCCTTGTTGGCGGGGGACACCTCCAGCACCGTGCCGTCGGCGTCGCTGACGTCCTCCCAGCCGACCAAAACACGGTTGGCCAGGTCCTCGTCGCTGAGCGTCTTGGCCTCCACGTCGCGCATCACCTGGTCCAGCTCGTCCTGGGCGAAACGGCGGAAGCGGGCGGTGAAGCTGAACGACTTCACCAGCCCCTTGTCGCCCGCCACGTCGACCTTGACCGGCCAGCTGTAATCATTCGATAAATCGAGTTTGAACATGGGTCACATCGCCTTTGCTCGTATGGTGTGGAGGGGATAGGTGTGATGAGTTTCGCTGCGATCCACCCATCCTACGAGGGGCGATTTTCCGCGCGCGCGAGAGGCCGGATCAGCCGGAACCGCTTCCGCAGACAAGAAAAACCCCGCCGAAGCGGGGTTGGAATGGGCGGGGGCGATCTGGCTACAATTCGGCCACGACGCCAAATTCAACCAGCCTATCCATTGGAGCCCCCATGGATCATGACCTTCTCGAACTGCTCAAAGCGCAAAACACCACCATCAACAACCTGGCGGAGCGAATCCGTCAGTTGGCCGCCGAGGTCGAATTGCAGCGGGCCGTTATCACCGCCTTGATCCAACAGCCGGCGATCGACGCCGTGAAACTTGGCGACGACCACCACGCGCTCCTTTTGACCGTGTTGGAGACCCTAGAGATTCCAGAGCACGCGAGCAAATCCGCAGACTACTTTCAAGCCGCGATAGATCGTCAGCGACGGCTGCGCAATGGCTAGCCAATAGTGCGCGCGTTGCTTCGTCCATCACTTCACGCAGATCCGCAGTTCGTCGTTGCCGGTGCTGCTGAATGGGATAAACGCTGTGCCGAAATCCATCATCGCAATGCCATCGAGGTCTGAATATTGGGGCTGGGTGAGCTGCACCTTGCGGGAGGTGAAGCTCACGCTGTTGCCGGCGGCCTGGCCGTGTTTGATGTAGAACGCCCCGGTGGTGGCGTTCTTTGCCGTGGTCCACCAGTCCTTTGCGGTCACCGTCGTGGCTTCGATGGAAACATTCCCTGCGGGTTTGCGGTCGGTGATGATCACCGACTCGCCGCCGACCAGCTGGCGGTAAACCACCTGGTTGGCCATGTCGATGCTGAGCGTCGACAGCACCGCGGACCTGTATCCCAGCAGGTTGAGGTCTGTGGTGTTTTCGGTGGAAATGGTCACCGGGGTCTGCCATGCGCTGGTATCGGAGCTGGGCATGGCGACGTCGGATACGGTCCCCATCAACCCTGTGAAACTCCATTTCATGACCGGCAGCTGCTTGGCCGACAGCTCGAAGCTGACGCTGCCGCGGGCTCCCAGCAGCACGTGGCGCACACCATCCAGATAGAAGTGGATGGTGGCCGAGCTGGACGCCCCGAACGTGCTGACAGGCAGATACAGGACGTTTTCGCCGATGCTGTATTGGGTCGTGGCGTCCGGGGCGACCGCCCACGTGCCGGAGAGCCCCGCCACCTTCGTGGTCCCGTTGTACGAGATGATTTCGCCCTTTTGCCCAACACCGGTACCGCCGGTCAGCGAAACGGTCATCCCGTCATAGAAGTCGTGCACAGCGGATGCGCCGGCAGCCAATGTGATCGCTGACGTGGTCGACCCTGTGGTCTGGGCGGTTCCTGTAACCGGGGCGGCTGTGATGGTCTCGCTGAACCCGGCGGCTTTCAGCAGCGCCCCCCACCCCGGCGGGGTGCCGGCGGTGCCGCTGCCCGCGATCTCGGTCTCGAACGACAGCGTCACGTAATTTTCGGTGCGGATCGCGCCGGAAGCGCCGAAGTAAGGGCGGATGAAGTCCCGCTCCACCTGGTTGCCCTCCATAGGTTTGAGGTCGAGGCTGCGGACCAGTACCGCATCGCTAGCCGCCGGAGTTGGATCGACCCCATAGGTGGGTTCCAGCTTGAACAGGATGGCGCGTTTCCTTTGATTGAGAGCCATGGCTTACGCTCCTTTGGCGGATTTCTTGGCGATTTTTTCGGTAGTTACCACGGATTCGGCAGCGGCCGGCGGCGGCTCTTGATCCGGTGCCGGGGCTGTCGCGGGGTGGTCGGGATGGCCAGCCAGGCGCAGCGCCGCCTCGGTCTCCAGGTCCGGCTTTCGCTCGCCGGTGGCCGGGTCGACGTAATAGGTGCCGGACCATCCGGCGTATCGGTCTTGCATGTTCATGCCCTCAAATAGTGGACGGTGGTGAATTCGTCGCCCCACACCAGCAGTCCGTTGGCGGCGTAGAGCAGTTGGCCGCCGGTGTACTCGATGGGGTCGTGGCCGGTGGCCGGCACCCAGTTGAGCAGGGAGGCCTTGATGCTGGGCCGGAGCCCGTCCAGTTCGGCATAGGCCGCATCGCCCGCCGCGTCGGAGACGTTGCGCACCGCCAGCAGCACGCCGAATCGGTCGGCGACGCGCTGGCTGACGGCATTGATCAGCTCGTTGCCGTCGGCCTGCTCCCGTGGCGCCAGCAGGTAGGCGCAGGGCCACATCTTCATGTCGGCAATGGCCTGTTCCAGCGTGGCGGCGGCGCCGACGTGGCGCAGCGCGGTGACCTGGGTTTGCAGCCGGGAGACGATGGGGGCCAGCAGCATTACCAGTCCTCCGCGCGGCCGAACACGGACGGAGAGGATTGCAGCTCCACCAGGCCAGCATCGGTGGCGACGGGGCCGGAGGCGCCGGGCAACCCGGCTTTGCCGGCGGCGATGTCGCGCAGCCAGAGGATCGCCTCCTTGTAGCGTGCCTCCACCGGGTCGGGCGGGTTGGCCTGGTGCAGCCGGTAGAGGGCGATATCGCAGGAGGCGGCCGTCAGCCGGGCCGAGGACACGGTCACCGGGGTCGGGTAGCGGACGGACAGATAGCTGTCGATCTCCGAATCCGCGTCGGCGATGGCGGCGTCGACCACCGAGGCATCGACCGCGCCCAGGTTGTTGCGGTCGGTGAGCTGGATCAGCTCCGGCTCGCCGCCCTGGGCGCGTTTGATGAGGTCGGAGAGGGTGGAGTACGGCATCGGCGTTACCCGACCGGGACCAGGCCATGGCGGCCGATCCTGGCCGACACCGCCGCCGTGCCGGTGCTCGATTTGAACAGGTAGTACGTGATGGTCGCGTTGGTCGACCCGTCCGGGACGGTATGGATCGGGGTAGCAAAAGTCGCCTTCCAGCCGCGCCGGGCGGATGGATCGTACTGCGCCCCGGCACCAGAGCCGCCCTGCGCCATGCCGATGACCGTAGTGGATACGCCGCCGGTGTAGTTGACCTGGGCGCGGACGCATTCCACCGTGCCGGCGCTGGCCGCATCGATCTCCAACTCGCAAAGCAACTGAGCCTGTTTGCCGGGGCTGAAGTCGGCGCTGAGCGCGATCGAACTTTGCGCCATCTGCACGTTGCCGTCGCCAGCGCCCGGGGTCCAGTCGATCTGATACCACAGGCCGTTTCCGTCGCCCCTGAACTTGGCCGCACCCGATGCGCTCCCGGTGCTGACGGATGAGGTAAATCCGGACGGGTGCGTGCCGGTGACGGTCCCGCCCCCCGCATTGCCCTGATTCAGCGGGTTGCGGTCCATTGCATTGATGCTGTCCTGAATGCCGGAGAGCTTGTCGAGCGGCGATGCGATGCTGGCCAGATAGGGGGCCAGCTGCTGGGCCGAAGCCCAGCCGATCTCGAAGGTGGGCGCGGCATAGGGATGCACGTCGTTGCTGATGACCGCGGTGCCTTCGAAGCCCGTGCGTGCCATCGCATCGAGGGCATTCTGCCAATGCTGGCGCAGCACGATGATGCCGGGCCAGCGAGTCGGCGCCGTAGTCATCAACCAGCGGTTGAAATCGCGCCAGATGGAGAGCTGTCCGGCGCTGGGTGGTGTCCCATAACCGAGGAACGGGGCGCAGGTGTTGGTGATGATGCGGATGCCGCGATCCCAGCAATACTGGAAACACGCCGAATAGGCAGCGATCAGATCGGCCAGGGTATTGCTGGTCGCGAAATCGTTGACGCTGACCCGGACGGCGACGGTCGCGGGATTGTAGGTGGCGACCACGGCGGGCAATTTCGTCATGTACGCCCCGGCCGGCGACTCGTAGCCGGCTACCGGGCTCCCGGCCGCGATGGCCCCGCAACCTGAGGTCGCGTTGATATTCAGGAACTGAAGTTTCTGGTCCAGGAACGCATTGGTCCAGTTCCAGATCCCCAGCGGAGAGATCTGAGGATTGGTCGGCGACGTGGTGTTGGTCATGGAACGCACGTCGAAACTGTCGCCGACGATGCAGATCCCGGCGGCGGCGATGGGGATGAATGCCCTGCCGTCGTTTTTTGCCGAGATGTTGGCAGCCACCTGCGCCGGTACCGACCGGTTCCCCGCCGCATCGAACGCCCGCAGGTACAACTGGGCAGAGGAGCCAGGCGGCAGGCCGACCGTGGTCGACGTCACCGCGCCCACGGTTTTGATGACCCGCATCTCCGGCCCCTGCAGCACTTCGTAGCCGGCAACCCCGACCGCGTCGGTGGACGCGGTCCAGCTCAGGCTGACCGATCCCGCGGATTCGACCGCGGTGAATCCTGTCGGGGCGGTCGGGGGAGCGACGTCGTCG